GCTTCTTGCTGTAGGCAGACCACATTTAGTGGTAGAAGATTATCTAGGCAATCAATTTTTATGTGGATATGAGAATGGTGTCGAGTGTACTGGTGGTACAGTCGTAACTGGAGCTGCTGCTGGAGATTTATCTGGCTTCACTTTGACTTTTGAAGGTCAAGAAGAAAAAGCTCCTTATTTTATAGATGCAGGAGTTGTATCAGCTTCAGCAACTCAGATCACACCGAACTAAGCTATCAATACTTAGTGATATTCTAAAAGAAAGGCATCCTTTTAAGGGTGCTTTTTTTTATTATACAAATTGAGGTAAGAAATTCGTTATATATTAAATGATAGTTTTAACTACAACTGCAACTCAGACTTTAACGATAATACCCAGAGAATATCTAGGGAGTTTTTATGTTAAATTTAGAGATACAAGTTTAAATAAGACGTTTAGTTATTTTGAAGATACCACCACGACAAGTGGAGATTATCTAAGTTTTACAGGAAATTATGTAGATGATGATGATGATTCTATTTTTATAGAGGGTAGGTTTTATGATTTAGATGTTTATGCTGATTATAATTACTGGAATACCAATTTAAGTTTATGGGAAAACTATGATGAAAACTGGCAAACAGATTCAGACCAAGAATCAAGAGTTTATAAAGATAGAGTATTCTGTACTGACCAAGATATAGACCAGAATGATTTTGATATGTATAGTATAAATAAGGATCAATATGTAACAAATGATTCTTTCAATAATGAGTATATTGTAGTATGAAAAAAAGAAATAATATTGGACAGTTTATTAAAGGTTCTAAATCAGAAGTGAGCTTTGTTAATTTAAGTACCTATACAAGTCCAGAGGTTATAGAAAAACCAAACAAACAATGGGTAGAATACGGAGAAGATAATAATTATTTTCAATATCTTATTGATCGTTATAATGGCTCTGCAACAAATAATGCAGCTATCAATGGTGTATCACAACAAATTTACGGAAAAGGATTAAACGCAACTGATTCAAACAGAAAGCCTGATGAATATGCCAAGATGATTTCTATGTTTAATAAAGATACCGTTAGAAAGTTGTGTTATGATCTTAAACTAATGGGACAATGTGCTATTCAGGTTATCTATTCTAAGGATAGAAAGTCTATTGCAAAATTAGATCATTTTCCTATTGAAACTTTAAGGGCAGAAAAAGCAAATAAAGATGGAGAAGTAGAGGCTTATTATTATTATAAAGATTGGTCTAATATTAAACCTAGCGATGAACCTTTAAGAATACCAGCTTGGGGTTTTAGTAAAGAACCTATAGAGATTTATTATGTACAACCATATAAGGCTGGATTTTATTATTATTCTCCAGTAGATTATCAGGGAGGATTACAATATTGTTCTTTAGAAGAAGAAATTTCTAATTATCATTTAAATAATATAATGAATGGATTATCTCCTAGTATGTTAATTAACTTTAATAATGGAATACCGAACCAAGAAGAAAGACGACTATTAGAAGGTAAAATTGCTGAGAAATTTAGTGGTACAAGTAATTCTGGGAAATTTATATTGGCATTTAACGACAATAAAGATGCTCAGGCAGAAATTACTCCAGTACAATTAAGTGATGCACACCAGCAATATCAATTTTTAAGTGAAGAATCAACTAAAAAAATAATGTTAGCTCACAGGATAGTAAGTCCTATGCTTTTAGGTATAAAAGACAGCACAGGATTAGGTAACAATGCAGATGAGATCAAGACAGCTTCTCTTTTAATGGACAATACCGTTATTAGACCGTTTCAGGAACTTTTAATAGACTGCTTTGACAACCTACTAGCGTACAATAATATTGCCTTAAACCTTTACTTTACAACCTTACAACCTTTAGAGTTTACAGAAGTTGATCCTACAATTCAAGACGCTGAAGATATTGAAGAAGAAACAGGAGTAGAGATGTCACAGATTCCAGAGCTAAGTGATGAAGATGGTAAAAATATATTAGAACAGTTAGACGGAGAAACAATGTCTGATGAATGGGAAATTGTAGATGAAAGAGAATATGACAGCGAAAATCAAGATAAAGATGATTGGGCAAATATGTTAATTGAAGAAAAAAAATCTACTTTATCAAAAATTAAAAATTTAATAGGATTAAAAGATGAAATTTATGCAGCTCCTAATGGCTTTAGTATTTTAGATAAATCTTTTTATAAGGTTCGTTATAAATACTTTAAAAAATCTAGTAAGAGATTAAAAACTGGAAGTTCTAGGGAATTTTGTAAAAATATGATGAGACTAGCTGGAAAAAAAGTTGTCTATAGATTAGAGGACATTGATAGAGCTTCAAGAGATGGTATAAATAAACAATTAGGACATAAAGGTAAATCGTATGACTTATTTAAGTTCAAAGGAGGCATTTATTGCAGACACGCTTGGATGGAAGTTTTATACAGATTAAAGGTAAACACGAAACCTTCAAAATATTTAGATGATTATAAAAAAGCAAGGGAAATTCCTACATCTTATATGCCCAGACCATTTGGACATAAAAAGGCAAAGGAAGCTCCAGTAAATATGCCCAATAGAGGAGCATATCCTAAATAAAATATTATGGCAACAGCGTTATTTATAAATAGAACCGATTTAGTACGTAATTCCATTATTGATGGAAATGTGGATACGGATAAGTTTATTCAATTTATCAAGATGGCTCAAGTTTTAGAAATTCAAAATTTGATGGGAACGGAGTTATATAACCAGATAGGTACTATGATTAGTGATGGTAGTATTGATGATGTAGGAAATGCTAAATTTAAAACATTGTTAAATGATTACATTGCTCCTTGTTTGATTTGGTATGCTCAAGAATCCTATTTGCCTTGGGCGAGTTTTCAAATAAGAAATGGTGGCGTTTATAAACATTCTTCAGAAAATTCTGAAGCAGTTTCTAAAAATGAAATTGATTTTTTAACTGAGAAAGCTAGAACAAATGCTACTTATTATGGAAGAAGGTTTATTGATTATATGAGTTTTAATCAAAGTGATTTTCCTAATTATACAAGCAATAGTAATGAAGATATATCTCCGACTTCCGATTCACTTTTTAATGGGTGGGTTTTATGAGGTATAAACCGAAAAAATATAATATAGAAAAATTAAAAACTTTTTTAAAAAAAATAATAAATAAAAACACAAAAAATGGCAAGTTTATTTAATACAAAAATCAGTAACACTTACGTTGGATTAATTAAAACACTTGATTCAGCAGTTATTACAGCTTCTTTAAAAGAACTTTCTGATGGATCAGGAAACGCAACAGGGCTGTATATCAATACAGGAGGAGATTTTAAAGCAAGTGGAATTTTAGAGTGGGGTACACTTAAGGATACAGGAGAAAGTATTTCAATAACTAAGTTTGTCGATGAAGCAGATGGCATAGCCTCAAATGATGATGATACAAGTATTCCAACAAGTGCTGCGATAGTGGATTATGTAGCTGCAAGAATAACTTTAGAGGATTTAGATTTTAGTGGAACTACAGGAACAGGAAGTATAGATTTAGATAGTCAAGTTTTTGCTATTACAGGAACAGCTAATCAAATAGAAACTACTGCTTCAAGTCAAAGTTTGACTTTGTCTTTTCCAGTTGCAGGAATTACTTTACCAGATGGCTCAGTTGCTACAACTCAAAGTGCTGGAGATAATTCTACAAAAGTAGCGACCACAGCTTACGTTGAAACAGCAGTTGATACGGTAGATACTTTAGCTGAAATCCTAGTAATTGGAAACACGACAGGAGCAACTAAAATTTCAGTTGATAATACGTCTAGTGGAATTGACTTAATTGACGATGCTAAAATAAGACTAGGTACAGGAAATGATTTTGAAATATATCACGAAGCCTCTACAGATAAATCTATAATAAAAGAAACAGGTGCTTCTAATTTAGAAATACAAGCAGGAAATTTAATAGTTAAAGATACAAGCGATAATACTTTGTCAGCATTTTATGCAGGTGGAAAAAATGAGTTCTACTTTAATTCTTCAAAAAAGCTAG